GGCCAGGGGCGGCACGCCGTCTGACAAGCCCGTCGGCACCGTCTTCAACTACGACCTGTACAACACCCCAGAAGGGTTGGACCAGGCCATCGAGACCCTGGCCAAGCAGGCCGACATCAACTATCAGCGCATCACCGTCAAGGAAGCCAAAGAGAGGGCCGTGGCCCTGGGCATTACGCCTGAGTACATTGCCAGCATGGAGGCTGTGGCCGGTGAGCTCAAAGACCTGCCGGTCACGGTAACCCGTGCGCTGGCTGCCATGGCTACCCAGACCAAGAAGCTCAACGATTTAGCCGCGCAGATCAATAAGTCTGGCAGCACGCCAGAGCTGACCGCTCAATGGATGCAGGAATGGGCGCTCTCTGCCCACGTCATGCAGCAGGCCAAGAACATCCAGGTGGCACCCGCTCAGGCGCTGGCCGTGCTTAATGGTGGCAGGCCCGTGCTCGACACTCGGCAGATTCAAGACCTCGCCAACAATCCAGAGGTGGCCCGCCAGGTTGCAGATGCAGCCCAGGCTTTTAATGCCCTGACCACAGAGGCTGCCCAAGGCAAGCTGATTGAGAAGATGACCAAGGTCGGGTTTGCCAAAGACCTGTGGCTATCCACCTGGATTAACGGCCTGCTGTCTGGCCTTGGTACCCAGGCGGTAAATATTACCTCGAGCACGGCATTCGCCCTTATCCAGCCGTTTACCAGGCTGGGTGCCGGTAGCGTTGGTGCCGTGCGCAGGACCCTTACTGGTGGCGACGACGGGGTCTATGCGGGTGAGGCGCTGGCTGGATTTGCTGGCTACATCCAGGCCATCCCCGAGGCCATGCATATGTTCTGGATGGCGGCCAGGACCGGCACAACCAGAGAGCAGCGGGTGACTGGTGAGCTGTTTGACCTGGCTGGCAAGACTGAGGCTAGGGGTGGCGCAGCCGGTCTCAATGCGGCCGAGTACGGTTTCGACGGCAAGCTTGCCACCGGCCTGACCTACTGGTCTCGCTTTGTTGCCATACCTGGTCGCGTGCTGCAATCCACTGACGAGGCCTTTAAGGCCCTGGGATATCGGTTCGAGCTCAACGCTAGGGCCTACCGTGAGGGCGAGATACTGCGCCGGCAGCTGATCCAGGATGGGGTGGACCCACAGGTGGCAGAGCTCAAGCAGGTTGAGCGCATCCAGGCCATACGAGACAATCCCCCGGAAGACATTGATCTGGCCGCGATGGACTTCGGCAAAATGCTGACCTTCAGCCGAGACCTGCAAGGATTCCCCAAGGCTGTGCAGGAAATGACAAACAGTAGCGTGATCGCCAAGACCATGATGCCGTTTGTGCGCACGCCTACCTGGCTGATCTCGGAGGGCACCCAGCATTCCTTCTTTGCCCCGCTCTCAAAGCAGTGGCGGCAGGATATAGCCAAGGGTGGCGCAGAGCGTGACCTGGCCATTGCCAAGTTTGGCATGGGCTCTATGGCTATGATCGGGCTTTCAAGCCTGGCCGTGGAGGGCAGGATCACCGGCTCTGGCCCTGGCAACCCCCAGCTCCGGGCTACCTACCAGCGAGAGGGCTGGAGGCCGTACTCAGTTGTCCTGAAGGCTGGCGAGTGGGACGAGGAGTTTAAGGGCTACCTGGCCAACTTCCCAGGCATGGACCCGTCGGTAGGCAAGAACGGAAACCTGTACATCAGCTTCCGGGGCTTTGAGCCGATGTCTGCCGTGCTGGCCATGGCCGCCGACTACACAGAATACGCACGCTATGAAGACGACCCGGACATGATTGAGCAGATGGGCATGGGTGCGCTCTTCGGCCTGTACCAGTACCTGGGCAATAGCCCTTTCATGCAGACCCTGTCCGGCATGGTGGGTGCGGTAGGCAACCAGATACCCAATCCCAGGCAGGCGCTCAAGGACGTGATCAACGAGATCACCCAGGCCGGTACTGGCTACCTTATCGACGGATCGCCTGCTGGTGCGTGGTCATCCATGCAAGCCCAGATCGAGCGCAACGTGGACGGCACCCGTAAGGATGTCACTCCTCACCCAGACCTGCCCGTGGGCGTGAAGGGTTTTTATGAGGCCTACCTGCGCAAGCGTTCTAGGGTGCTTGGCTTGTCGGCAGACCTGCCAGACAGGCTGAACCGCTGGGCAGAGCCAGAGCTCGAGATAGACCCGTCCAGGCCATGGCTTTCCAATGTGGGCATTCGTACTAATGAGAGCAAGATGCAGGAGGTGGACCGGGTGCTGATCTCCCTGCGTATGCCGCTGGCCATGCCACCTCGCGCCATTGAAAAGGACGGTGCCAGGGTGAAGCTGGACACAGCCCAATACAACCGGCTGCTGACTATCTACGCCAAAGAGATTACTCAGAACAACAAGACCGTGCAGGAGGCAATTGTGGCCAGGGCCAAAGACCCGGCATTTGCCACCCTGGGCCTTGACCAGCAGCAGGCCTACATTAAAGAGATTGACGAGTCTTACATGAAGAGGGCTAGAGAATTATTGCTCCAAGAAGATATCTCCATCCAGGTAAAGCTGGAGGCAGAAGCTTTTAGGAAGGGTAGCTCCGGGCTTTATAAACAGTAGACCCACAACCAGATAGCGCTTAGATTCCACACAGGAGGATTCAAATGGCAGTCCCTATTTCAAACGTAGTCAGACGGGTAGTATTCGCACCTAGCGGGACTGGGCCGTATGCCTTTACCTTCGAGATTCTGGCCGCAACAGATATCGAGGTCTACAAGGGCGATACCCTCCTGACCCTGACCACCGACTACACGGTGACCATTAATACCAATGGCACTGGGTCGGTCACCCTGGTGGCCACGGCCGGCACAGACAACATCACCATCGTGGGTGCCAGGACCATCCAGCGCACCACAGACTTCGTGACGGGTGGTGACCTGTTCGCCAACAGCCTGAACGAAGAGCTCGACAGTCTGACCATCTTCACCCAGCAGAATGCCGAGGCAGGGGATCGTTCCATCAGGGCCCCGGTTACAGATCCGACCACCATTGACATGACCCTGCCAGTAAAGGCAGACCGGGCTGGCAAGTATCTGTCGTTCAATGCCTCCACTGGTGACCCAGAGGTGGTTAATACTGTGGTGGATATCACTGCGGTTGCGAACAATGCAACCAATATCAATGCCGTGGCTGGCCAGATTAGCCCGGTCAATAACATCTCGACGGTGGCTGGCGTGGCCGCCAACATTACAACCGTTGCAGGCATAGCCGCGAATGTGACTACTGTTGCTGGCATCTCTAGCAACGTCACCACCGTGGCCGGCATCTCTGCCGACGTGACTACGGTTGCAGCTGATGGCACCGACATTGGTACGGTGGCTGGCCTATCCACAGAGATTGCTGCCCTGGGGCCGATTGCCGCAGACATTACGACAGTGGCTGGCATTGACTCGGACGTGACTGCTGTGGCGGCAGACGCTACAGACATCGGTACCGTGGCCAGCAACATTGCCAACGTAAACACGGTGGCCGGTATCGACGCAGACGTGACGACGGTGGCCGGTATCTCGGCAGATGTCACGGCCGTGGCAGGCGATGCCACAGACATTGGGACGGTTGCGGGTATCGCAGCCAACGTCACAACGGTGGCAGGGATTGCAGCCAATGTGACTACCGTGGCGGGCATCAGCTCGGATGTCACCACAGTGGCCACCAATGTGGCAGACATTACCAACTTCTCGGATGTGTACCTGGGGCCTGCTGCTTCTGACCCGGCCACCAGGAATGACAGCTCTGCGCTGCAGGCCGGTGACCTGTACTTCAATACCGTAGACGATGCCATCAAGGTCTACACAGGTTCTGCCTGGGTGGCCGCCTATATCACTGCCGCAGGGTTTGTGACGGTAGCAGATGCGCAGACTATTACTGGGGTGAAGACATTCGACAATGGCTTGAATACCGATACCATCTCCGAAGAAACCTCTGCGGCCGGTGTCACTGTGGATGGAGTGCTACTAAAAGATTCTCAGGTCACCACAGATGTAATCAATGAGAAGACCTCTGCTACAGGGGTGACAATTGACGGAGTGCTACTCAAAGACACGACTGTTACCGCAAATACAATCAAAGCATCTGGAACCTCATCCACCCAGGGCGAGGTGCAACTATTTGAGGATACAGACAATGGCACAAACTATGTCGCGATCAAGGCTCCCGCAAGCATTGCGTCAGATGTTACTTGGACACTGCCAAATGCAGACGGAACCGCAAATCAAGTATTAAAAACAGACGGGTCTGGCGTGCTGGGATGGGCAACGGCTAGCGCTGGAAAAGTGTTGCAGGTTTTGCAAACAGTAAAAACCGACACATTTTCAACTTCAAGCACATCTTACACAGATGTGACTGGTTTATCAGTTTCGATCACGCCTTCGAGTGCGAGCAATAAAATACTTGTGATGTATGATGTCAAAGGAAGTGCTGAAAATTTACAAATCGCCTTTGCTTTAGTTAGGGCATCCACGCAGATTTACCTAGGGGATGCCGCGGGTAGTAACAGAAGGCGGGCCGCTTCTGTTGTTGGGGGAATACCAGACCCGTCCGAAAGTCATAGATATCCACAACAAGGTGTGGCTATCTTTTTAGATTCGCCTGCAACAACTTCATCTGTGACTTATAAAATACAGGCTGCCGTAAATGCAGGGACAGGTTATGTCAATCGCTCTGGAGCCGATGAAGATGAAAATTACAGAGCAAGAGTGGCGTCGTCCATAACGGTAATGGAGATTCTAGTATGAGACATGAAGCCATTTACAATCTCTACCCTAATGTGGTCACCATTGACGATGGTGCTGGTGCATTTGATGCCCATGGCAATGAGGTTACTGTAGACGAAGCCGCAGTTACCGCAGAGATTCAACGCTTACAACCAATCAAGGCGGCTGAACAAGCATCACGCAAACGCCAGCAAGCCTATATTGCAGAGGCAGACCCACTATTCTTTAAAGCACAACGAGGTGAGGCCACGATGGAAGAATGGCAAGCCAAGGTTGCTGAGATCAAAACCCGTTTCCCGAAGGACTAATCAATGGACTGCGGTAACCGGCCAGAGTGCGGCGAGATTGCTGACCGAGCGGTAAAGAAAACCTTTGCCATCCTCGGGGTGGATATTGATAAGCCCGAGTCTGTCGAGGAGTTTCGCCAAGACCTGCGCTTTGGCAAACGGCTGCGCAAGATTGCAGACCATGGCACCCTGGCCTTCTTTGGTGCGGTAGCGGTGGCCGTCGTGGCCGCCCTCTGGATTGGCATCACGCACGCTATCAATAAAGGGTAATCACCCTGTAACAGATATCGCTGACAGTATCGCCAAAGGGGGGCGTGCTATGTCTAAACAAGTAGGACCAGAGCTGGTCATCGTCGAGTGGGTTGATGCGTATCACCTGGATGGCTGGATGTTCGGTGCCAATCCAGAGCCAGACCCATCCCCCTGCTGGACTGTTGGATTCCTAATGAAGAAGACCAAGGACGGGGTGATGGTAGCCCAGACCTGGTACGACGGAGACACCGCAAACCTAATCTTTATCCCCAAAGGCATGATTAAAAAGATGACTGTCCTGGGAGACCTCAAGGTGGAGAGCGATGGCATACCCGAAACTTAAAGAGTCTGTGCTGCTCGAGACCCTCGAGCTCTACAAAACGCACGGCAGTGTCTACCGGGCCGCACTGGCCGCCAAGGTTCCGCAGGCCACCTTCCGAACCAGGCTTGACAGGGCCAGGGCTGAATTCAATGACAGGCTTACGGGCGAAGAGGAGGTGAAAGAAGAGTTCACCGTGATGGCCCTGCCTGATGACGACCTGGATATCGACGAGCTGGTCGAGCTCAGGATTAAACAGTTCGGCAAGAAGCGGGAGTACCAGGAGGCCACCAAGCTCATCCATGTCAAGGTTAAGCTTGAGGGCCCCATTGGCATTCTGCACTTCGGTGACCCGCACGTCGATGACGATGGCACCGACCTCGAGCAGCTGCGCCTGCACTCGGACCTTACCAAGATTGAAGGGGTTTGGGGTGCCAACGTGGGTGACACCACCAACAACTGGGTGGGTCGGCTGGCCAGGCTCTATGCCAACCAGGGCACTACTGCGGCTCAGGCCTGGAAGCTGGCCGAGTGGTTCATCTCACGCACCCGCTGGCTCTACATGGTGGGCGGTAACCATGATGCCTGGTCTGGCTCGGCCGACCCGATCAAGTGGATCGCCCGGCAGCAAGACACCCTGTACCAGAGCAGTGAGTGCCGGATTGGCCTGCGCTTCCCTACTGGCCGCCAGGTGATTGTCAATGCCCGCCATGACTTTGCCGGCCACTCAATGTGGAACCCGGCCCACGGCCAGATGAAGGCCGCCCAGATGGGGCACCGTGACCACCTGATGATCTCTGGCCACAAGCATACGTCTGGCTATGGTGTCATCAAGGATGCCAGCAGCGGGCGCATCTGCCATGCCGTACAGGTGGCCAGCTACAAGCTTTACGACAGCTATGCCAAGGAGCGTGGCTTTCGGGACCAGACCCTATCGCCTGCCTGCATGACGATCATTGACCCCAACCTGGCCGAGGACCATCCCGACATGATTAAATTGTTCTGGGACCCGCTGGAGGGTGTCGAGTATCTGAAATGGAAGCGAGGTAAGTAATGGACCCGACCACCCTTCTGGCCACGGCCAGTGCCATCTGGTCAGGGCTGAAGAAGGCGAGTGAGTTTGCGGCTGAAGCAGAGGGAGTCTGGTCTCAGCTCTCCAAGTATTGTGGCGTGGCCGACCAGCTCGAGGAGGTCATCAATAAGCAGAAGAACGAACCCAAGAAGCCCAAGCTATTTGCCAAGCAGACCATGGGCAGCGACACTCAGGAAGCCTTTAATGCTTTCGAGGCTGAGTACAAGCTGCGCCAGATGGAGACCGAGATCAGGGAGATGTTCGTGGTCGGTGCCTGGGCCAACCTGGGTAGTGAGTTCGGTGGCATGGATGGATATCGCAAGTTCTGCAATATGCGCAGGGAGATCAGGGCCAGGCGCATCAAGGCCAAGCAAGACCAGCAAGAGGCCGAGAAAGCATTTTGGGACAACCTGATTCTGTGGATCGGTGGCATCACCATTGTGGGCATTGGTGGCATGGTGGTCTGGGCTGCCGTAGATTTAATTCTGACAAGGGGACAGTAATGCTTTCATTGATATCAACTCTAGGTGGCCTGCTGATCTCTGGCCTGCCAAAGCTTCTGGATTTTTTCCAAGATAAAGCGGACAAGAAACAGGAGCTTGAGCTCGCCCGGATGCAGACAGAGCGTGAGCTCTCTCTGGCCCGTGAGGGATTTATTGCTCAGCAGAAGGTCGAGGAGATTCGCACCGACCAAATTGCCATGCAGACCGATGCGCAGATGACCGTGGCGGCCCTGGCGCATGACGAGAAGGTGCTCGATAGGGCCAGCAAGTGGGTAGCCAATTACGTTGGCACCGTGCGGCCCACCGTGACCTACATCTTTGTGCTTGAGCTGGTCCTGATCAATGTCTACATGATGGCCTGGGTGATGTCTACGCCTGGCCTGGTCAACAGCATGGATGACATTGTGCGCCTGGCTGATGTGATCTTCAGCACGGATGAGATGGCCATGCTGGGCGGCATCATTGGATTCTGGTTTGGCTCACGCAACTGGCAGAAGCGATGACACTCGAGCCGGCCGTGCTCAAGATGCTGAAGCATCACGAAGGGGTAAGGAATAAGCCTTACCTGTGCCCTGCCCAGATATGGACCGTGGGCGTGGGGCACGTCCTGTACCAGGAGCAGATTAGGCTGCCGGTGGTGAGGAAGCCTGGCTATGAGGGCAAGATTCGGAAGGAGTACAACCTGCGGGTGGAAGACTTCCGCATCTGGTCAGAGGAGGAGATTGATGACTTACTTACTAAAGACCTTGCGACTTTTACCAGGGGCGTTCTGCGCTTCACTCATGGTCGGGTTACTCCTGGCCAGTTTGGAGCGCTGGTCTCTTTTGCGTTCAATGCTGGGCTAGGCAATCTGCAGCGGTCCACTATCCTCATGCGCCACCGTCGAGGTGACCACCAGGGCGCAGCTGATGCCTTCAGAATGTGGACCAAGGGTGGTGGTAGGGTTCTCCCCGGCCTGGTCAAGCGCCGGGAAGATGAGCGTGCGCTGTATCTGTCTGCCTAGCTAGTAGCTTTTCGACAGCCTCGCAGACACGGCCCACAGTGATCCTGGCCATGCAACTGCATTCGCATGGCTGGGAATTACCACAGCCCAGGCCGGTGCCTGTGAATAGATTAATGTGCCCCTCATACCCGGTCACTTTGGGGCTAATGTAACCACCGAAGATCACCACAGCAGGGACACCCACAGCAGCTGAGGCATGGTGCATCCCACCCTCTGGCCCAAGATATCCAACGGCCCTGCTCAGTGTGGCCATAGCGCTGCGGAAGCTGAAGGTGCGAAGGTGGTCAACACCTTTGAGCCTGGGAGTGGTCTCATCCTGTACCAACTGCAGCCAATTAAACTGGTTTAATTTTTTCACCACTTGCTGGTAACGATCAAAACCCCAGCTTTTGTTGGCCATGCCAGAGCGCTGCTTTATGTTGGGCTCGACTATTACAAAATCATTTGGCAGGCTTTTAATCCAGTTCAGCTCTTCCTCTAGCCAATTGATTTTTGCGGGTTTGGGTTGGTAAGCCTTCCAGATACGGTGGTAATTGTTATGGCTTGCAATGTATGGCCGCTTACCACGGCCGATGGCCAAGGTGCAAACCGCTTCCTGGTCTTGTTTGGCAAAGCATGGTTGGTTCACAAACAGGGGTGAGTTCACCACCTCACCGTAGGCATCTATAACCTTGACCGGCCCGCCCATCTTTTCTGCTTTTGCCTGGGCCTCGCCCAGGACCATCAGGTCATCCCCCCAGCCCATTACCTAATCTTTCCCATGCCTGACCCCTCTTCATCTCTCGCAGTGTCCATTGATTATCTGCCAACCACCAGGCCAGCTGCTCTCGGTTGTCTGGCCGCTTTGGTTGCTCAATGTTAGCCAGGTCATTATCGCCCACCAATGACGCAGCGCATTCATGCGTGGCAAAGCAGGGCACCCCATGCATGGCCGCCTGCACGCCGGCCACCGAGGTAAAGACCACCACTGCATGGACATTTGCCAGCTGCTGCGCAAAGGCTGCCTCGGTATTGATGCCAACCTTATCTCTGACCACCACCTTTCGGTCTGTGTGCTGCTTGAGCTGCGCCAGGACAGACTGCAGCCATTTGCCCCGGTCCTGGCCATGGTGCTTGAAGTGGGCCTCACTCTGTGGGCAGACCAAGACGGTGCTGCCTGTGCGCCAGGGTTTAATCTTCCAGCCTAGCCTTTCCCATCTGGCTGGGGTGGCGTGCCCAATCTGGGTCTGCATATACCCATTCCGGGTGCACCTGTAATACATCCCTCGGCCAAAGTAAGCCTTGTCTCCGTAGTACCAGGTGCGGCCCTCTGCCTGGGCCTGCCCAACAAGATCAGAAAGCCTGGGGCTGCCAAAGACCGCAACGTCACCAGGCTTGAGCACGCCACCGTAAGTAACCCTGCCACCACTGCCCTGGGCAAATGCCTCGCACCAGAGCGGTGATGTCTTTTCTCCAGCAACCCCATAAACATACATCAAACTTTCGCCTCAATTTGATTGCGTCTGGTTACCATTGCTTTAGTATGTTGAAGAGATTGCTCCACTTTGAGCATGGAGAAGATGCGTTGATTAGATTTTTTGAGCTCTTCCAGCTTGGAAAGCTTGGCCTCTGGTGCCAGTTTGCTCTTGGCTACTTTCTCGGCCATCTCCTCATACTGCTTGGCCCAGTCTTCATAGCCCTCACAAGGTAGGTCTGGCTTGCCGGGGATGCCCAGCGCCCAGGTTCTGTCCACCACCTCGACCACCTCAATGCCGGCCTCAGTGAACTGCTTGGTCAGCTGCTCGACAATGCTTGCCTCGGCCGCTGGCGTGAGCACCTCATCTGTGCGGCTCTCTGCCTCTTCCTGAAGCATCTGGTTCACCTGCTCGACCTCGACATACTCCCGCTGCGGGTCTTCCGTTTGCTCAATAGGCTGTGCAATTTCACTCACTGGTAGTGCCTCCAAAGGGTTGCGGGAGCGGGGCAGGTTCACGACGTTGGCCGGTCGGTCCTGGTCCGGGTAGTCCTGGGCCTCCTCGACGGTAATCAGGCCCTTAAGCACGTCGGGGAAGGCATCCCGCAGGGCAAAGCCACGGGCTCGCATCTGCATCATGCGCTTGGGGTACGCCTGCCAGGGGCCTGGCTTGCCCCAGAGGCCAGCCCGTTTGGCATCCTCTAGGCTGAACCTGGCCACCACCGGCTTGCGGCCCTTGCGCTTGGCAATGCAGACGGCCACCGGGTTGGGCGTGCCCTCGCCTTCGATGGTCTCCTCGATATCCTCGCAGACCGGGCTGGCCTGCACCAACGCCATGGCTGCGTCACCGTAGACCGAAGGCTTGCCATTGATGCAGGCAATGTTCTGAAGCGCTTGCAGTGGTGCCAGGCCCAGCTCACGGCCCCACTGGATGGCCACCAGCACGTCTTCTGGTTTGCCCTGGTAGGCCTTGGGCACCATCTGGCTCTTGGACAGCATCTCCGAGAACGCAATGGCCTCGGTCAGGGTTGCAGGTGCGAAGCCCTGCTGCGTTGTAATGTTGCTCATATCTCTCTCCTAGTTGACTTCGGTCATGCCTATGCGGGCAAGTAAGTAGTGGTCTTCTGGTTTGCAGCCGGCCTTGAGCAGCTCATCTGCTGTGTACCGAGTGCGGTTGTGCTGCCCGAACCCTGGTCCCACGTAGAAGCGGGCATCCCCGTAGTGCGGCACGAACATCAGGTGCCCCTTGGTGTAGACACGCTGTAGATACGTCGGTGCTGGAGCTCCCCATTTCATTGTTTGGCCTCCTTGATTTTGAGGGTGGACTGACGAACGACACGGGCCTCGGTGGCCGGCACCACCCGCTCAGGCTGGGCACGGTACTGACGCATGGGCCAGGACACTTCCCACATTCCGGCCTTGGCCTTGGTGGCCGTTCTCATCAGATTTTTTAGGTTGGTTTCTGCCTGCTCGACCTTTTCCTCGAGGCGCTTGATCTCTGCCTTGGCCACCACGATCTCATCGACCAGCAGCTCAGCCGCATGGCCCAGGTCCACCTCAGCCTCCTCGGCCTGGTCCCAGGTGCGGTCAGCATCCTTCGAGCTTACGGGCGGGTAGTAGTCAATGCTGCCATCCACCAGCCACTGATCCACCCGGCGCTGGAAGTCGATCACGGCCTTGGCAATCTCTTGGCAGGTCTGGCTGTGCCGCTTGAACAGGTAGACACGCAGGCGGCTGCCCTTGAACAGGGTACAGACCGCACCCCACTCAGCACCGATGATGTCCATCTGGGCCTGCAGCTGGATCGGGCCCTGGTAGAGCGGTGGGCTGTCGGCCGGCTCGATGGCCGTGCTCTTGGCCTCCATGACGCCAATGCCATTGAGTGCTATCTCATCCCCATCCATGACATAGATGCCGGCATCCGGGTTGTGCTTCACCAGCAGGCCGTTGCCATCTGCGGTGCCGTCCAGGCTGCAGGCCAGCTTCAGCATGGGGTGGAAGCGGGGCTCGGTATGGTCCAGGTCCAGGTTGGTTAGCCCTAAGCGCAGGCAGGCCTGCTCTAGGATAGTGGTCTCAAGCAGGTTGCCCCACTCTGCTGGCTCAGGGTCTGATAGACCTGGCCGCTCATGCCCACGGTGGGCCTCTATGCAGCCTGTGAGGGCATCGTTGGGGCTGGCCCAGGGTGACATACCCATGATGGCCGGCAAGAGGCTTGCCGAGGCCATGGTGTCGGGGGTTACTTTACCTACCATTTTGCTTCTCCTTAATGAGGACGTACTGTCCGAATTTTTTACCGTTGTGGGTGACCATCTCGGTCACGATAATGTGACCAGATGACCTTAATTCCTCAATTCTGGCGGCCAACCGCAGGCAGCCATGGTCTTTGAGGGCCTCAAGGGGGGTGATTGGCCCACGTCTCAGGGCCTCTAGGATATCTGTGCACTGGCTCATGGGGTGATCTCCTAAACGGCCAGCATCGACAGCACGACAAAGATCAGGGCCAGCAGACCAAAGAAGGCCAGGCCCTCCATGGCCATCTGCAGCTTGCTGGGTTTGGCAAACAACCGGCGGCGGCGGTCTACGACTATGCGGTAATCGTCCATCTCTTCTCTCCTTGTTTAGGCTGCCAGCAGGCGGGAGACCTGGGCAGAATGCCAGGTGGTAGCGCCTGTGGCTGTTGGGATACCCCGCTCGGTGAGGCCCTGGGCGATCTGGCGGGTGGTGGTCATGCCCAGTTGCTGAAGGTCACGCACGATGGGCATCACCTTGGCGATGGTGGCTGCCTTCTGTGCACGCAGGTGAGCAGACACGGCCAGGCCGCCTGCTCGGGGGTTAGGTGAGCCCAGCTTCTGGCCACGGGCCTTGGCTGCGGCCAGGGCTGCCTTGGTGCGCCTGCTGATCTCCTCGCGCTCATGCTGTGCGAACACGGCCCGGATGCCAAACTCAAGGGTGCCGACGTGCGGCATATCGGCAGCCATGATGGCCAGGCCAGAGCTGCGCAGGGTCAGCAGAAAGCCCGCATCCCTGGAGAGCCGGTCAATCTTGGCAATGAGCAGGGTGGCACCAGTGGACTTGCACATAGCGATGGCAGCGGCCAGCTGCGGGCGGTGGTTGTCTGAGCCCGACTCAATCTCTGTGAATGAGTGGGTGATCTGGCCACGGTAAGGGGCCACGGCCTCTTGCTGGGCCTCGAGGCCAAGGCCAGAGCGGCCCTGCTTGTCTGTGGATACTCGGTAGTAGGCAATGAACATTTGAATCTCCTTAGTGGTAGTTCAGTGAGCCCATGGTCACGCTGTGCGATATCTCTGTCAACAGGCAAATGCAATTCCCCTACTACTTTGCGGGGCTTTAGGTGGTTGCGCCTGTGGATAACTTCGGATATCTTCCCGATATCAGGAGGAGTGATATGCAAACCAAACCAAAGCTGCAACCGTTTCTTGTACGTCTTCACCCGGACACCAGGGCGATGCTGGACCGTGCCACGCTCGAGCAGCGTAAGAGCAGGGCGGCCCTGATTGATGAGGCCATTCGGGTGCTGTTGTCGGATCGGTATGCAGCAGATGTATCCGAGCGGTTGGATGTTTTATTGGGAGCCAGGCCATGACAGATATCTGTGATCGCCTCAACCCTGCTGCCGTAGTGGCGTGCCCGTTGATCCTTCAGGAGGCCAGGGAAGCAATCCTGCGCCTACGTGATGAGAATCATCGGGTGGTCAGTTGGAACCAGATGCTTCAGGGCATGGTTCAGGCTGATGCCATTGCGGAGCGGGTTGATGGGCGGTAGAGCGAGCAGAAACAAGGGCGCTCGAGGCGAAAACGAACTGGCAGCCATGCTGTCGGATGAGCTCGGCTTTGTCGTCAAAAGGAAGCTGGGCCAGGCCAGGGACGGTGGCGACGATATCCAGGTGGAGCACTACAGGCTTGAGGTTAAGCGGCGGGAAGCACTGCGCCTGGACGACTGGTGCCAGCAGATCGAGGCTGCAGCTGGGCCTGGTGAGTGGCCGGTGGTGGTCTATCGACGCAACGGCCAGCCCTGGCGAGCGGTGGTGCCCATCGAGCTGCTGATCAAAGCAATGAGGGAAAAGTTGTGAGCAATCGAATGAGTGTGAAGGCAGGCCAGGCGGCTGCAATCCTCACCGGCCGGCGGTGGTGTAGTCATTGCCAGGGCCAGAGACTGACAGAGGGTGGTAAGTGGAAGGTGAGCCCCAATGGCATGAATCGCAGGTGGAAGTGTGCAGCCTGTGTTGAGCGGGCAAAAGAGAGAGCAGCAAACAAAAACCAATAGGAGAGCATCATGGGATTGACAGCGACAGAGCAGAAGACATTGGACTATTGCCGCCAGGCTCGGACTTCTGAGCAGGTGGCCGGTTTCCTGGGCATTGAGTTGAACAGTGTTTACAAGCCATTGAGGTCATTGCAGCGCCTGGGCCTGCTCGAGAAGGTGGCAGAGCACGCAAACAGCAAGGCCATCTATCAGGCTGCAGACCTGGGCGGCAAGAGCATTGGCCGGCATCTGGATGAGCTGGTGGCCAGCAGCCAGGGCTTTATCAAACCGAAGGGGCCGCAGGCACATAACCCGTTCAACCTATGAGTGCAGTGCCGGCCAACGTGGTCGATTTCAAGCTGCCCAAGAGGAAGCCCAAGGTCATTGAGAAGGAAGCGCCACCAGATCAGCGCACGTATGCTGTGGTGCCATTGCGAGCCCTCAGAGACAAGCGGTTGACTTCTGGCGACATCCGGGTGCTGGGCATCATGGCCAGCTACGCCAACCGAGCTGGACTGACATGGGTTGGGCAGAAGCGGATGGGCCAGGACCTCGAGGTCAGCCAGCAGGCCATCAGTAAGCACATCAGGCGCTTAACAAACATGGGTTACATCGAGGTGCTGTCAGAAGGATTCAGAGGGCAGAAGGCCTGCACCAGGCGCATCATCTTCGATGAGAAGGTGAGCGCTGAGGATGCCATTGCCATCACCAGCTCGCAGGAAGACACCCGGCCACCAGAACAGATCAAACGAGAGGAGGAACTCAGAAACATCATGGCAGACAACGACCTACCAGACCTATCACCAGAACAGATCAAGGCCAACATGAAGCGCCTGGAGGCCTTGCTGGGCACTCTGGGCCGGCCATCTAATTTCCGTACCCACCAACCACAGACATTGGGAGCACTCATGGCAGACACGAAACCAACCAGAAAACGAACACCAAAGACATCACAACCTGCGGTTGTGAGAACAACAAAAGAGACTCAGAACGCACAACCAAAGGTTGTGCAACAGAGGTTGAATAAGGAGGTTCATACACAACCCCAAGGTTGTGAATCAGAGGGCTTACATACACAACCTTTTGACACTGCCATTGCACAACCCCAGAGTTGTGCGAACATAAAAAACATAGGTATAGAGAGGTTGTATAAGGTTTATGAATTAAATAAAAAAGGTTTAATAAAAGACTCTGACATGAAGTGGGCGAACCTGGCCGTCGAGGTCGGGGTGACCGAGTCGGAGATGGTGGCGGCCATGGCGCAGGTCGACACCCTGGCCGAGGCCTGTCGCCTGGTGCTGGATGCCAGGGGTCTGTGATGCAACAGGGGCATAGGTTCGTTTGCTCTGTTGCAACAGGGGTCGAGACGGGTACCCCCATCACCTGCGGTGAGAACAGGCGGGGGGCGGCCAGGCATCGAGAGGTGCCAGCCAGCCAGAGGCGACCACCCCTCCCCCCGGGGTTGGCCATAGAGCGTGGGGCAACCTCCAAAATTTTCCTCACCTTTTCCTTGGAGAGGTTTCGCTCCAGGGTGCAGTACCCCTTGCAAGCCCTCTGAGAGGCTTTGTGAGGCTTTCTGGTGGGGTGGCTAGTACCCTAGCCTACCCTGATGCGTTTGGAGGCGTTCTGGAGGTTTCTGGTGAGTTTTGAGGTGGTCCCTGTGTCGTTGAGGCAAGCCAATGAGTTTGTGGGTCGGTTTCATCGCCACAACAAGCCAACCAGGGGTGGCAAGTTTGCTATCGCTGCTCGGCATGGTGGAGTCTTGGTGGGGGTGGCCATCGTTGGGCGGCCGGTTGCTAGGATGCTTGACGATGGTTTGACAGTGGAGGTGGCAAGGGTTTGTGTTCTGGATGATGCTCCCAAGAACACCTGTTCGTTTCTGTACGGCAGGTGCTGGAGGATTTGGCAGCAGATGGGTGGCAAGCGAATGGTCACTTACACCCTACAGACAGAGCCTGGCTCAAGCTTGCGTGGCGCTGGTTGGAAAGTAGTGGGAGAGGTAAAACCCAGGAGCTGGGACTGTCCTGGCCGGCCAAGAGAGTGGCAAGATATCTATGGCCAATCAAAGTTTCGTTGGGAAGTTAATTCAAAGGAGGAGTGTGATGGGCATGACTGATGACCTGGAAGAAGACCTGCGAAGGTGGGTGTTGCAGAAGATTCGGCAAGGGGTTACCGTGGAGAGGATATCGCTTGCATTGGCGCATCAGAAGGTGGAGTTGATGCAGGCGGATCAGTACCTGACAGCGATTAAAGACCAAGAGAGGAGGCCGTAATGGCATACGAACACCAGCCCGGTAAGGGCACGTTGGGCAAGGCAAAGCAGAAGACCAAGGACACCAGTCCAGACATGACGGGCAAGATCAAGTGGCTCGATGGCCAGGAATACTGGATATCGGCATGGGTGAAGAAGGCAGCCAATGGGGGTGAGTTCTTTTCGCTCTCTGTGGGCCAGGCTGTCCAACCCGCAGGTGAGGTCTACTCAGCTGCCCACCAGCCATTCCCTGCAAAACCGCAGTACCACAATGCAGCCACTGGCTTTGCAGACCCTAGCCATGCGCAGGCCAAGGCCAATGGCTACCAGCCCCAGGGGTTTGACCCGGATGAAGGGGTGCCGTTCTAGTGCCTCGCTCACCAAGACTGGCCAACCAAGTCCCCTCCCTAAAGAATTGGGGTGGGGTGCGGTCGGTCCAGAGAAGGCTGGAGAGGTCGGCCACCATCGTCGAGAATCGGGAGGCAGTGGCCTATTCACTGCTGTGCATGGCCAATACCAAAATCACCGATATCCTGACCTGGGACGAAGAGGGCAATGTCAAGGTGAGGGCGGCATCTGCCATCCCTGACCACGCATTACAGGCCATCAAAAACATCCGGGTGACCAAGGGCAAGGACGGGGCACAGACCCTGGAAGTCGAGCTCTACGACAAGGTGGGAGTGCTGCGTTTGCTGGCCAAAGCCAGTGGCCTGCTCGACAACCCAGACGACGGTAGCGACAAACCCTCGGTTATCGGAATCAACGTACAAGCACCAGAAGACGTGGAGGCGAAAGAATGACGGGAATAAATCTACAAGAAGCAGCCGAGCTGGCTATGTGGACCCTGGAATCAACTGGCACCGACCCCAATGACCCAGGCCAGGCGATCCAATACAAACGTGAAGAGAAGGCAATAGCACGATTGCGCCAAGCACTAGCGCAGCCGGATTTAGCGAGGGTTGGTGAGGTTGGTGTCTGGGGTAAGGAGAAGAACACATGATCTATGAATGTTTCTATGACTGGATTCGGGATATGCGCAAGACCAAGGCAGACCTGCGCTATTGGACCGAAGACGAGGAAAAGGTGGCCGAGTACGCATTCGATGCCGGCTGGGGAGAAGCACAGAAGTTCTTTAAGCAAGAGATTCAAAATCTAAACAGACGGATATCCCTGCTCGAAACCGAGGTCGCCTTTGTCGAGCGTGGATACGCCAAAAAAGAGGAGAAAAGAGAATGGGAAAACTTATAAGCTTTGTGGCCGGCGTGGCTGTAGCCCTTTGGATACTACCTGGCCAGGACCATAGCCAGTGGCACATTGCCAGCTACAAGGCCGGCCGTGCTGATGTCTTGAGCCTGCGATCACCCGTAAGCTGGGAATTGGAGCAGACCTGCGTGTCACTGTGGGCCAGTGGCCAGCAGCTGGTGGAGGCACCCAAATGACCAAGCAAGACGCTATAGATATCGTCCAGGGAATGCCCGATGGCATCGACGCTGAGGAGTTCCTGATCGAATTGTGTAAGCGGGCTGCCTACCATGAGCGCCTGGAGATTGCAGACCTGCTCGACAAGATGCAATCCAATGCTCGCAGCCATAATTACTTCGCCTATGCCGCACAGTGCATCCGGGGCAGGGTATGAGCTCCTGGCTCATTGCCTTGGTCGGTGGAATCTACATGGTGGTCTGCGTGGACCTTTACCGGCAGGGCAAGTTCGACCTGGCTCTGATGTTCCTGGGCTACGCAGTGGCGCAGGCCGGTGTCTGGCTGGCTGCGAATAAATGATTAAGGTCTTTGTCGGCTGGGATCGGCGGGAGAACATTGCCTGGGAAGTGTGCAGGCACTCTATCCTGGCCAGAACAGACCCGGAGCAGGTCTCGGTTGAGCCCATCATCCAAGCCGAGATGCGAGACAAAGGTCTCTACACCAGACCTACAGACCTCAAAGCTTCCACAGAGTTCAGTCTGACCAGGTTTCTGACCCCAACCCTGGCCGGCCCGCACGGGTTTGCCATCTTCGTTGACTGTGACTTTCTGTTTCTGGACGATATCCGGGCCATATTCCAAGAGATTGATCCCACCAAGGCGGTCTCGGTGGTCAAGCACGACTACCAACCCACCGAAACGGTCAAGATGGACGGGTGCAGGCAGCACCAATATCCTCGAAAAAACTGGTCTTCACTGATAGTTTTTCAATGTAACCACCCTTCGGTGCAGGCACTGACCCCAGAAGTGGTCAATACGGCCGAGCCCAGCTACTTGCACCAGTTCCAGTGGCTCAAAGACGACGAGATCGGGAGCCTGCACATTGGCTGGAATTACCTGGCTGGGTGGTATCCACCCAAATACGACAGGCTCAAGGCCATCCACTACACCTCTGGCGGGCCATGGTTCGACCACCACAAGGATTGTGACTTCGCCCAGGCCTGGCTAACCGAAAGAGACAACATGATGGGGGTTAGATGAGCAGAACCAAGGAGCGGTCTACCAAAGAGCTGACCGGCGGTCTCAACCTAGACTTTCGCACCAGTCCCATCGTCTACGACTTTCTGCAAAGCAACGCATTTGTGCGTGGAGTGATGGGGCCAGTAGGCTCTGGCAAGAGCTACGCCTGTGCTGCTGAGGTGATGTTGCGTGCCGTCAGGCAAAAGCCTTCCCCTGCCGATGGCATCCGATACACCCGCTTCGCAATTGTACGCAACAGCTACCCAATGCTGAAGACCACCACGATCAAGACGTGGCTGGACCTGTTCCCAGAGGCCACATTCGGGCCAATGCTGTGGACTCCACCCATCACGCACCACATTCGGCTGCCATCCAGGGGCGACGCTGCTGGCATCGACTGCGAGGTCATCTTCCTGGCCCTAGACCAACCGAAAGACGTGCGAAAACTGCTATCCCTTGAGCTCACAGGCGCATGGGTGAACGAGGCTCGAGAGCTGCCAAAAGCGGTGATCGATGGCCTCACCCATCGAGTCGGCCGCTACCCCACCAAGCGGGACGGTGGTGCTACCTGGCACGGCATCTGGATGGACACTAATCCAATGGATGATGACCACTGGTGGTTCCGTATGGCAGAAAAGGAAAAGATGACCGGACCTTACGCCTGGAAGTTCTACAAGCAGCCAGGCGGCATGGTCGAAGTCGATGCAGCTGATCTGCCTGAAAACCCAGAAGCCCAGGACCACGTCTTTTCGTCTGGCAAGTGGTGGAAGCTCAATCCCAAGGCTGAGAACGTCGGCAACCTGCCAGCCGGTTACTACCAGCAGATGCTGCTGGGCAAGAACCTGGACTGGATTCGGTGCTATGCCGGTGGCCTGTACACCTATGTCCAAGAGGGCCGGCCGGTCTGGCCAGAGTACGACGACAGCATGATGGCCGGCGAGGTGGACTACGACCCGCAGTTGCCCATCCAAGTGGGCCTCGACTTCGGTCTCACCCCTGCTGCCGTCGTTGGCCAGAGATATCCCAATGGCCGCTGGGTCATCTTGCATGAAATTGTCACTTTCGACATGGGCCTCGAGCGGTTTGGCCAGCAGCTATTGGCCGAGCTCAATGCGAAATACCCAACTGCCCAGATCATGCTGTGGGGTGACCCGGCCGGTATGGCCAGGGATGCCATCTACGAGGTGACGGCTTTCGACCACCTGCGCACCCTGGGGCTGCGTGCCCAGCCAACCTATAGCAACGACTTCAAGGTCAGACGAGAGGCAGCGGCCATGCCCATGCAGCGCCTGATCAATGGCAAGCCTGGCTTGATTGTGAACCGTGAGTGCAAGCTGCTGCGCAAGTCTCTGGCCGGTGGCTACCACTTCAAACGGGTGGCTATTGGTGCCGGCCAGGAGCGGTTCCGAGATGCACCCAACAAGAATGAGCACTCGCACATTGGTGATGCCTTCGGCTACCTGCTGCTGGGCGGTGGAGAGCACAAGCGCATGACCAAGAGCGGCCTGCAAGCCACCGGCACATTCATGGCCCCAACCGTGGCCACAGCGGAGTTCGATGTTTTTTCAATTCGTTGAGCAGCTCAACCGCAGCTGCAAGGTCAAGGGGGCATTCTTTATGCCCTTCTCCCCAGCCCATACAGAGCGCCTGAACGTCACCCAGCCCGAGATTGTGGCCGCCAGCAAGTTCATAGATATCTCTCAGGCTATCGCCAACCAGGCCAGCCTGGGTCCGTCTGTGACTGCGTTCCTAAACCTGCAACCCGTTGCCTGCTTTGGGTTTGTGCCAATCTGGACCGGGGTGGCAGAAGCCTGGCTCATTGCCGACGACAAGGCCAGGACCAAACCGATTGGCCTCACAAAGATGGGACAGGTGTTTTTCGATATCTTGCAGATATCTTATGAATTGCACCGGGTGCAGATAGCGGTTAGAACAAGCGATACGAGGGCGCACAAGTGGGCACTTTTTCTGGGGTTTAAGGAGGAAGGAATCATGCGCCGTTATGGTCCCGATGGGGCAGATCACTACATCATGTCGAGGTGCAAATGAGTGGATTATTTGGAGGCCGGCCAGACACTGGTCCAGCAGAACGGCAGCTCGCAGAGCAGCGTGCAGAAAACGAGCGCATGAAGCAACAACAGGAAGAAGAGCGTCGAGAGCTATCGGAGCAGGCAGCTGCACGCCAGCGTGCCCGTCTGCGTGGCGGCTCTCGGATGCTGTTGTCTGGGGCTCGGGTCAATCCCGAGGAAGGTGTAACAACTCTTGGATCAGTAGGAGGGCAATCATAATGGGTGGCGTTGCTAAACCAGTAACAAAAGCGCTTGGGCTTTCAAAGCCTGCACCAGCACCAGCGGCCGCACCAGCTGCGAGGGCAGAGGCCCCGGCAGCCAGGCCAGCTTCGGCAGACATGGCAGAAGATCGAGCAGCTCGCCGTCGTGCACGTCGTGGCGCACGGGCCCTGCTCTCAGAGAGCCGGCTCAATCCAGAAGAGGGTGTTACCACTCTCGGCCAGACGGGACTATAACCATGCCAGATACCAGCAAGATGCAGAAAAAGGTGGCCACTGTTATGCGTGAGTACAAGGCCGGCAAGCTGAAGTCGAGCTCCGGCCAGAAGGTTAGCAACCAAAAGCAGGCCGTGGCCATTGCCATGTCTGAGGCGGGTTACAAAAAATGAAGCCCGGTCTCTATGCCAACATCCACAAAAAGAGGCAGCGCATAGCCGAAGGCTCTGGCGAGAAGATGCGCAAGCCCGGCACCGAGGGTGCTCCCACTGCTGAAGCTTTCAGGAAAGCGGCCAAAACAGCCATGAAGGCTAAAAAATGATTGGCTGGCTCGCTGTGGTGGCTTTCTGTGTGCCCGGCGAGTGCAACTTCTTTGCCGACACCCGCACGCCTTACCCGACCATAGAAGCTTGTGAAGAGAAGGTTAACAAGGTTGTTGACGAGCTCGAGGGCATTGGCATCCCTGTGGTTATCCCTGGCTGCATCCCCATACGGTTTACACAAACATGAGCCTGACAGTAGATAGAGAATCGCTGACCACGGCCAGCCGGTTGGTGACCCCAACCTACATGGCCGCCAATGGCAATCAGGTTGTCGGTAGCGTGGATGACCCATTGCCGCAGATTGAGTACGGCGAGCAAAAGCTTAGGGATGGCAAGGTCTACGGGGTTGGGGTGGTCTATGACTTTGCCGCCCCGTTGGCCGATGGCGCATCAATTGATATCGGTATTGCCTGGAATGCCGGCGTAACACCCACAGTTTCGTTCTTTGGCCTGTGCGCTGGAGACGCCATGGGTTTTCTGTACGAGGGGGCGACGATGACTGGCGGCACCGCAGCTACGGCCGTCAAGCTTAATCGCAATTCTGCTATAGCCAGCCAGTCGGCCATCACCATTGGCCCCACTGTGACCAATGTGGGCACGTTAGTGCTCAAACAGATTCTGCTCGGCGGATCGGGCAAGAAAGCCGGCGGTGGAGATATTGGCTCAAGCAATCTAATCCTCAAGCCATTGACCAGCTATCTGATTCGACTGACCAACGTCAATGGCACGGCCCATGCGGCCGAGGTTATTGTGGAGTGGGCAGAATGAGGAAAGAACATAAAAATCCAAAGGGTGGTCTGACCGAGGCTGGCCGCAAATTCTTCAAGCGCACCGAGGGTGCTGACCTCAAGGCCCCGGTGAAGTCTGGCACCAACCCACGCCGGGTGTCGTTTGCCGCCAGGTTCGGTGGCATGGCCGGCCCGTTGGTCGATGAGAACGGCAAGCCCACCAGGCTAAAGCTTGCACTGAAGGCCTGGGGATTCGGCAGCAAAGAGGCCGCCCGCAACTTTGCGCAAAGACACAAAAAGGACTAACGACATGATGCGATTAAACCCGGAGCAAGTGCTCAAGCGCCATGACATGGCACTGCGTAAGAAGGATGACTTCCGAGACCTCTACGAGGATGCCTACGAATTCGCTCTGCCGCAGCGCAACCTCTATGACGGGTATTACGAGGGCAAAGTGGGTGGCTCAAAGAAGATGGCCAGGGTCTTTGACTCGACTGCCATCAACTCTACCCAGCGATTTGCCAACCGTTTGCAGTCTGGAATCTTCCCGCCGCAGCGCAAATGGGCACGCCTTGAGCCGGGCCCGGACATTCCAGAGGACCGCAAGGCAGATGCGCAGGCAGCTCTGGATGTTTATTCTGAGAAATTTTTTGCCACATTAAAGCAATCAAACTTTGACATTGCCATGGGCGAGTTTCTGCTCGACCTGGCCGTGGGAACCGCTGTGATGATGGTGCAGCCGGGTGACGATACCAGTCCCATCAACTTCATTCCCGTGCCCCAGTTCCTGGTGGCATTTGAGGAGGGGGCCAACGGCAAGGTGGACAATGTGTATCGTCGTATGCGCATGAAAGCTGAGTCGATATCTCGCCAGTGGCCTGATGCCAAGATTGAGCCAGGCTCGCAGCTGGCCCGCCTGATCGACGAGAAGCCCACCGAGGACGTAGACCTGGTCGAGGCCACGGTCTTTGACCAGAAGCGGGGCGACTACTGCTATCACGTCATCTACAAAGAGGGAAAGCAAGAGCTGGTCTACCGTCGCATGAAGGTCTCGCCCTGGGTGGTGAGCCGGTACATGAAGGTGGCCGGGGAAATCTACGGCCGTGGCCCGCTGATCACTGCCCTGCCAGATATCAAAACACTCAACAAGACGCTCGAGCTGCTGCTCAAGAATGCCAGCCTGGCCATTGCCGGGGTGTATACAGCCGCAGACGATGGGGTGCTGAACCCTGCCACCGTCAAGATTCTGCCGGGTGCCATTATCCCGGTGGCCAGAAACGGTGGACCGCAGGGCGAGTCCCTCAAGCCTCTGCCCAAGAGTGCTGACTTCAATGTGTCCCAGATTGTGATCAATGACCTGCGGGCCAACATCAAGCGCATTCTGCTCGACGAGTCCCTGCCGCCCGATAACATGAGCGCCAGGTCTGCCACTGAGGTGGTGGAGCGCATGAAGGAGCTCTCACAGAATCTGGGCTCGGCCTTTGGCCGCCTGATCAACGAGACCATGATCCCGCTGGTGGAGAAGATTCTGCTGGTGATGGACGAGCGTGGCCTGATTGACCTGCCCCTGCGTGTCAATGGCCTGGAGGTGAAGGTTTCGGCCGTGGCCCCGCTGGCCATGGCGCAGAACATGGAGGAGATAAACAACATTCTCCAGTTCTCCCAGATTGCCCAGGCTGCCGGCCCAGAGGGTGCGATGGCCATCAAGGTGGGCGATATGCTCGACCTGATCGCTGAGAAGCTCGGGGTGCCGCAGAAGATACGCAGAAGCCCAGAGGAGCGGATGATGCAGATGCAGCAGATGGCCATGATGGCCGAGCAGAATCCTGAGGTGGCCGCGCAGGTTGTACAGGGTGCTGTCTGATGCCGGGCTGGGATGAGCTCGACGATCCAGTAACGCCAGACATTAGAGATGCCCAACAAGGGCGGGATGACCTCAACAAGCTAGTGCTGAGGGTGTTCACCTCTGAGGATGGTGCCAAGCTGCTCGAGTGGTTGGAGCAGGCCTATGTGGATGTGCCCGTGGCCGTGCCGGGTACTGACCCGTCTTACGCATACTATGCCGATGGGCAAAGGTCCGTGATTCGGGACTTCAAAGCACGGATACAACTAGCAAGGAAGATTTAATGGAAACGCAAGAAAACCAACCCAGCAGCGATGCTGGCCTATTGGATTCGGCCACCATTACCGATGAAAATGAGGGTCAGCAGAACCCAGTCGCCACCGAGATTGAGCACAAGGTGGCACCCGAGGAAGATGAGCCACTGGAGCGCCCAGATTGGTGGCCAGAGAACTTCTGGAAGAAGGACAACTCTGAGCCTGATCTAGAGGGCATTGCCAAGAGTTGGATGGATTTGCGCAAGCAGATCAGCCAGGGCAAGCACAAACCACCAGAGGACGGTAAATACGACACGGCAGTCTTCGGAGATATCCCCGAAGATGACCCGGTGCGCAGCCATGTCCTGGGGTGGGCCAAGGAGTACGGCATCAGCCAGGCTGCATTCGACAAGCTTGTCGGTGATGTGGTGGCCATGGGTGGGGACCAGCAGGTGCAGATGCAACGCAGCGTTGCCGAGGAAAAGGCAGCACTTGGCCCCAATGCAGATGCAATCATCAACGGCATGACCGACTGGGCCCGTGGTTTGGTGCGCAAGGGCATCTGGGGCAAGGATGACTTTGAGGAGTTCAAGGTCATGGGTGGCACGGCCAAGGGTATCCTGGCCCTGTCCAAGCTTCGGGAAACCTACGAGGGCACCCGCATTCCCAAGGAGTCTGTGCCCATTGAGGGAGCGCCCAGCAAGGATGAGCTCTATGCCATGGTGGGTGATCCTAAGTACCAGACCGACCCGGCATACAGGGCCAAAGTAGAGAAACTATTTTTGCAGAACTTCGGTTAGCATTAAACCGCTGTTGCTTCATTCTCTCTTCTCCTCCCCCTTGCTGAAGGGGTTGCCCAGGGCCTTGTGCCCTGGGTTTTTTTATCCCCTTGCATTCCTCGGACAAAACCCTTAGAAAACCATTAGGGCTAATCAGATATCTGACCCCTGCCGCTGCGGATGCAGACGAGTGGTACCCGTAAGGTGCAAGCTAGGCCCAGATCACCGGCTAACCGATGCGACAACCAACCTTTTTCAATTTTATTAGGAGACTGTGATGTCTACGCTTTCACCAGCATTTATCACGCTCTTCGATGCCGAGGTTAAGCAGGCCTATCAGGCGAAAGCCCAGTTGGTCGGTGCGGTTCGTCAGCGTCGTGGAGTCGAAGGTTCTACCGTTAAGTTCCCGAAAGTCGGCAAGGGTGTCGCCACCGTGCGTGTTCCCCAGTCCGACGTTACGCCTCTCAATGTGTCGTTCAGCAATGTGACCGCCACCCTGCAAGACTGGAATGCCGCTGAGTACAGCGACATCTTCAATCAGGCCAAGGTCAACTTTGACGAGCGCCAAGAGCTGGTCCAAGTGGTTGCCAACGCTATCGGCCGCCGTCAAGACCAGATCATCCTTGATGCCCTGGCTGCCTCTTCCACCGCTAACACGGTGACCGAGGACGAGGGTGGCACGGATACCGGCCTGAACGTGGCAAAGCTTCGTGCTGCCAAGCGCCTTCTGGACAAGAACAACGTCCCGATGGACAACCGGCACATGATCATCCACGCCAACAGCCTGGCCTCGCTGCTTGCTGAGACTGCCGTTACCTCGGCAGACTTCAACACGGTGCGTGCCCTGGTGTCGGGTGAGCTCAATACTTTCTTGGGCTTTACCTTCCACACTCTGGGTGACCGTGCCGAAGGCGGCCTGCCTATCGCCAACTCCGAGCGCAAGCTCTGGGCGTTCCATCGTGACGCTGTCGGCTACGCCGAGGGTATCGCTCCCCGCACTGAGATCAACTACATTCCTGAGAAGACCTCCTTCTTGGTCAATGCAGTGTTCTCGGCCGGTGCGATTGCCATCGACGCAGAGGGTATCGTCGAAATCCAAACCACTGACGCCTAAGGAGAACTGACATGGCTTACGCAGTTGCAGGTTTGAACCTTGTTGGCGGCTCTAAAGCTGGGCAATCTCCCCAGGTTTGGACGTACCAGTCCAACGATCCCATCGGCACGATTGACGGTGCCGGCTACTTCAACGACGCAGCCTCGATCCTCAAGGTCGGCGACTTGATCTATGTTTACTCAAGCGCTGACACGGTTCCTGGTTTCGGCTTTGTGGTGGTTAACGCTAACAGCGGCACCGTGGTTGACGTGACCAGTGTCGTGACCGTGGGTACCATCGACAGCGACTAATTGCCTGTCGAGTACGGTGTGAAGCATGGGGGGTGTGCCATTATCTGTGGCGCATCCCCTTCTCTTTTTAAAGACCTAGAAGCAGCACGTCAGCTGCGCCCAGATGCCACCATCCTGGGGGTGAAGTACGCTGCCAGCCTGGTGCCAGAGATTGAGCATATCTGGACCCAGCACGGTGAGATGACGCTAAAGATCAGGGCGGCAGCCAACCGGCCAATCATTGTGCACGCCAGGCCCAAGGCCTTGCAGACGGCCAAGGGCACGGTCTGGCACATACCCTACAGACAGGAAGCATACGAGGCCATTGACTATATCTGGCCGTCATTGAGCTTTGCGGTGGGCAGCTCGGGCGTGGCCGGTGCGCTCTGGGCCAGGCACGGCATGGGGTTTGATGAGGTCATCATGGCCGGCATTGGACTAAGCGCTGGCCAGAGAAGCTATGCTCCTGGATACCCTAACAAATTCAGCCAGAACGATGGATACGCCAGATCAGACCAGATCGACAACTGGGTGCGCATTCTCAAGAAACACCATGAGGAAGGCCGAACCCAGGGCATATTCTCAATGTCTGGTAAAACAAGGGATATCTTAGGAGCACCAAATGGATAGATACGCTACGCACCAACAACCGCTGATTGAGGCTGCGCTTGAGGCCAAGCACGGCATCCTAGAGCTCGGTTGCGGCCATTACTCCACCCCGCTACTCAAGGCCATTGCAGCCCACAAGGGCATTGCCTACCTGTGCCAGGCCAGTGACCAGGGATGGGCCAGCCAGTTTGAAGGGGCGCAGATTGTGGACTGGGCGAGCTGGGAACCACCGGCCGGCCACTGGGACATGATCTTTCTGGACAGCGAGGAATCCACCAAGAACAGGATTAAAAGGCTGCCGGCGCTGGCCAAGGTGGCCAATGTGGTGGTGATGCACGATGCAGATGCCGCCATGGTGCATAACAATTTTGACAAGTACATTGGCGAATTTGCTAGGGTGAAATGGTACAAGACCCACAGGCCATGGACGCTAATCCTCTACCAACCGTAATCTGCGTTCTGCGCTCTGGTGGTATCTACGGGGCCAGCGACGTGGAGAAGCTGGGCAACCAGGTGGCTAGGCACCTGAGTCTGCCGCATGAGTTTGTCTGCCTGTCTGACGTTGAGGTTTCATGCAAACGCATTGCTCTGCAACATGATTGGAGCGGGTGGTGGTCTAAGGTCGAGCTCTTTCGGCCAGGCGTAATCCAGGGGCCAACGGTCTACATGGACCTCGACAACGTCATCTTGGGTGACTTCTCGGACATCTTTGGCTGCGGCCATGACTTTGCAATGATGCAAAACCTCAACCGGCCCACCTACGCATCGTCGGCCGTCATGTACTTTTCTGGCCCGGTGCACCTTGATGTGTACCATAAATTCGTGTTAAACCCACAGTATTGGGTAGAATATCACCAGGCGAACAAAGACGGACCATACCTGGGAGACCAGGCGTTTATATGGTCGAGTTTGGGCAAGAACGTGCCCCTGTTGGGTACGAAGCAGTTTGGGATTAGATCATACCGCAAGGATGTTTTGGGCAGGGGAGTACCGCCAGATGGCACCAAGATTGTATGTTTTGGAGGGGTGTACAAACCCAGGAATGTGAAGGATGAGTGGCTAAAGGCCGCTTGGAGATAAGGACTACAAAATGGCCGCTGGTGATTCCGCACTATCAATTTGCTCCGATGCCCTGCTCATGCTGGGGGCCAATGCCATCTCCAGCTTTAACGAGGGCACAGACGCAGCCAACATCTCTGACCGGCTTTACTCGGACCTGCGAGACCAGGCCCTGCTGGTCTACCCCTGGAGCTTCTCTTTTAAGAAGGTCAAGCTCAGTCGGTTAGTGACCACTCCCACCACAGAATACCGTTACGAGTACCAGTTGCCAGGTGACCGGCTCGGGCCACCAAGGGCCATCTTCACTTCTGCCTCGCCTGGCCAGCGGCCGAGCAAAGAGTACCGCATATTCCAAGACAAGCTGCTGACCGATTACGAAGAGGTCTGGATTGACTATCAGTATTCGGTGCAAGAGTTCGAGATGCCGGTCTACTTCGTGCAGCTGCTCAAGTACATGATGGCCTGGCACCTGGCCTACCCGATCACCGATCAGGACTCAAAAGCACAATACTGGCAGGGCGTGGCTGTAGGCTCACCATCCGAGAACGGCCGGGGCGGCTATATGAGGACCGCTATCCAGATGGATGGCCAGGGCCAGCCCACCAACTACATTGACGACTTTGCCCTGATTGCGGTCAGACAGTGACACGATTTGTCTCGATCCAGACCAACTTCTCGACAGGGGAGATGGACCCGCTCCTTCGGGCGCGGGTTGACCTGCCTGCCTATGGCAATGCACTAGAAGAGGCCACCAATGTGGTGGTGCAGCCCCAGGGTGGCGTGCGTCGCCGTCCTGGCCTGCGTTATGTGCTTGACCTGCCCAACAGCGGCTCAGACTCTGCCGGCAATGGCGTGCGCCTGGTGCCATTTGAGTTCAGCACCAGTGACAGCTATATGCTGTGTTTCACTCACAATCGGATGTATGTGTTCAAGAACGGGGCACAGATTCTGGATTTCAATGGTGGCTCGATTGACTACCTAGACACCTCAAGCCTGGGCCTGACTGGTGCCAGGCTTGCCACGCTGGGATGGACGCAGTCGGCCGACACGCTGATCGTAGTGCAAGAAGATATCCCGCCAGTAAAGCTTGTGCGGGGCGCTACTGACTCGGACTGGACTGGCTCGGTCATTACCTTTGACTCTACGCCTAAGTACGCATTTTCGCCATCCTTTAGCAACCCTGCCGGCACCCTGACCCCGTCGGCCGTGTCTGGCAAGGTGACCCTTACGGCCTCCACCGGCACACCTTTCAGCGCTGCCTCGGTTGGCCAGTACATCAATGCCAGCCCACAGGGCCGAGCCAAGATTGTGCAATTCACCAGCAGCACGGTGGTGCAGGCCATTACCGAGTTTCCCTTCTTTAGCACTTCGGCCATTGCCAACAATGACTGGGAGCTCGAGACTGGTTACGAGGCTGTCTGGTCGAACACTAGGGGATACCCCAGGTCGGTCACCTTCCATGAGGGCCGGCTTTACTTTGGTGGTTCACGGGCCCGGCCGTCCACGGTCTGGGGTTCTAAGGTCGGCCTCTTCTTTGACTTTGAGGCCACAGAGGGATTGGATGACGATGCCGTCGAAGCCACGCTGGACACCAATACGTTCAACGCCATCACAGATATCCAGGCGGGCCGAGACCTTCAGGTATTTACAACAGGTGGCGAGTTCTACTGCCCACAGGAAGGCCTCCAGCCAATCACCCCTGACAACTTCTTCATCAAGTCTACGACCCGCAATGGCAGCCAGGAAGGCATCCGGGTCCAGCAGCTAGAGTCTGGCACGCTATTTGTGCAGCGCCAGGGCAAGAGCCTGAACGAGTTTGCCTTTACCGACGTGCAGTTGACCTACGTCACCAGCAAGATATCCCTGCTCTCTGGCCACCTGTTGCGTGGTCCCACCCGCATGGCCCTGCGCCGTTCGGTGGCCACAGATGAGAATGACCTGCTGTTGATTGCCAACGGCACAGATGGCACGATTGCAGCCTTCTCGCTGCTGCGGGCCCAGAACGTGATTGCCCCATCCGAGTTCAGTACAGATGGCGAGTTTGTGGACGTGGGCGTGGATTTGAGCACCATCTACACGGTGGTCAAGCGCACGATCAACAGCGCCACGGTCTACTACGTTGAGCGGTTTGATGACACGCTGACCACAGACTCTGCCGTGACTGGTGGGGCTGGAGCGTCTGGCTCGGCTGCGCACTTGGTGGGCAAGAGCGTGGACATTATTCTGGACGGTGCGGTGCAGGCCAACCAGACGGTGGCCTCTGGCGGCACGGTGACGTTTGCCAGATCAGCTGCGAGCTCATATCAGATCGGCCTGGACTATGCGGTCAAGGTGGTGACCATGCCTGCCGACCTCAAGATATCTGCCGGCACCCGGCTGGGGTTCAAGAAGCGGATTGTAGAAGTTAACGTATTTGTTAAAGACACCCAGCACCTGATCATCAATGGCACCAATGTGCCCTTCCGCTCGCTGGACGACCCGAATGTGCTCGACGAGGAGGTGCCAGAGTTTACCGGCACCAAGACCCTGCCTGGGATTCTTGGCTATTCAGACGAGGGAAAGATCACCATCGAGCAAGATATCCCTCTTAAAATGATTCTGCTGGGATTGGAATACAAGATCAGCACTTATCCGGGGACATAAGACATGGAAATCGCCATTGCAGCCGCAGTCTTAGGTGCATATTCAACCTACGAATCTGGCCAGATACAGAAGCAGCAGTACGGGCTGAAAGCCCAACAGGCTACGGTAGAGGGCCAGCGCAAGGCCATCCAGTACCAGCAGCGTTCTAACGACGTATTGCAACGCAGGCTAGAGGCTAACGCAACGCTAGTGGCCAGGGGATACGCTGGTGGCGTGGACCCGTTCTCGGGGTCGCCAGACTTGATACGCGCGGTCAATGACACTAAGGCCGGGCGTGAATTTGCAATACTGTTGGCAGACGCAGATGCAGCCATGCGGGGCGGTGCAATCCAAGCTCAGATGTACGAGGCCGCTGGGAAAGCAGCTGCACGCAAGGCGACTTTTGACGCTGCCGTAAAACTTGCCGGTGCAGCAGCCTCTGGGATGGAGACAACCCAGGCACCCGCACCAATAGAGACAAGGACCGTCTGACAATGGCACGCCTTCCACGCTATCAAGAGTCTGGCTTAGTCTCGGCAGATATCCCCCGTATGGATTTTGCAAACCTTCGGGAATCGTCTGAGCTTTCGCAAAGCATTGCAAGCTCTTTGGATCGGATATCTCAGTTTGCGTTTGGTGAGGTTAAGAAGGAGCGAGACAAGCAAAACCAGTTGCTCGGCATCCAAGTGCGGGCAGAGCTTGAGGGCGAAGTGCAGAAGCGTTTTGCAGAGCTGACCACCAGGGTGGAGACTGGGCAGCTCAGTAGCTACAACGCAATTCAGGAAGAGGTCACGGCCATGCGTGGTCTGGCCACCGGCCTGGCAGAGGTATCGCCCGAGCAGGCCCAGGGTCTTATGCAGTCGATTGCTAGTTCTGGCAAGGTCTTGATGAACAAGAGCTCGGACATTCTTATTAAGGCTTACCAAGCACAGGCACAGATTGGAATTGATGAGACGCTGGGTGCGCTTTCCAAAACAATGGAAAGTGTCTACGAGTATGTGCAAGACCCCGAGGAGCGGGCGCAGATGGTGTCGGCCGCCAGGGGCAAGATATACGCCCAGGCTACGCAGGCCCCGTCGCTCATTCCTTTGGCGTTGGAAAAGTTTGAGAAGGTCAACAGAGCAGCAGAGCAATCTGCCATGGCCAAATACTTTTCTTCCCCAGACTTTGGCTTAACTGAAGCAGAAAGGTTGGCCAGGCTGGATGCCGGTGACGCTGGCAAGTTCACCAAGGATTGGGCGAGCAAGTCTGAGGTAGAGCGCATCGAGATTAAAAAAGTGATGTATGCCAAGGCCGTCGATAACATTGCGGCCAGGGATCGGGATGCCAAGCTCAAGAAAATGGAGAACGATGCCAGCTATGTCGAGACATACAGGAAATGGCTGCAAGAGCCCAACCCGGTTGTTAAGGCGCAACTCGGCAAACAACTAGTGCAATTTGCTGACTCTGTTGCAGATATCGACAGGGTGCTCAAGGCACCTGAGAGCGGTGGCGATCCACTGCTGTTTTCCAATCTGCGTGACGACATTGAGAACGGGTTAATCACTGACTATCGGCAGGTGCAGAAGTTTGTGCGGCCTGGCGGCATTGACGCTGGCCAGCTAGATAGATTGCAGTCTGCAATCATGGCGCAGGACAAAGACCAGATAAAGGCCATTCGCAACAAGATTAAGGACGAGTCTGGCATTGGATTGATCCAGGGCACCTTCGATCCGAAGGAGTCTAGGTTTGTTAAGAAGAACGCGCTTGAGGGGCGTTTTGACCGCCTGCTTCAGCAGGAAAAGGAAAAGAACAGGCTGCTGCCGCCGGACAAGGTAATGCCGATTGATTACGATGGCCTGTACGCCAAGGCGCTGGAAGACTACAAAAAAACAGACGAGGCGAACCAGATCAAGGCCGCCGCAGTAAATAACCTCAAGCGGTTTGAGGCGATGGCACTAACCAAGAAAAAGCTCGAGGTGAAGATTACGGCCGACACTAGCATTGAGGACCTGCGCCGGCTAAAGGTGTACTCGGACGACGAGCTCAATTTTATTGACAAGCAGATCAAGATACTCAGGGACAACCAGACAAAATGAGACCATCTGAAATAGATCAGTTGTATCTTGATGAGATCACGGCCAGCCGGTACCCGGTTGTTGCGGATGAGACCCCGCCAATGCGCATTGACATCACCGGGGTTGGCGAGGAGCCGACCGCCCCCGAAGAGGTTAAGCCAGAGCTTGTTGCCCCTGTTGTAGCGACAGAGTCGCCCAGCATGACTGCTTATGACCCCACGGTCCGAGAGCGTCTGGCTGAGTTTCTGCAGGCTGGCTTTGAGTCTTTCGGCATGGAGCGGTTTCAGGCACGTCGCCAGGCGCAGAGCCTTGTCGGTGGCCCGAGCTCTAACCTGCCGCTGCAGCTTGGAGTGGCCGACATTGTCCCCTTCTTGGGAACGGGCCTACAAACAGAAGAGGCCGGCAGGATGCTTGAGGATGCCGCCGACTTTGCACAGAGGGGTGAGTACGGAGAGGCTGCTATTAGCGCAGCTGTCGGTGCCCTGGGTCTGGTGCCTGGTGCTGCCGGTACTGTGAAAGCGGCCAGGCAAGTTGGTGAGCTTGCCAACGTGGCCGGGGACAAAGCGGTGCAGGCCATTACTGGCAACCCACAAGCTACCAGCACAGCGGTGCTAGAGGCTGCCGGCCAGATGAGCCCACTGGCCAATATCATGCCCAAGGCAACTGCCAAGGGCGACACGGTTGTGCCCGTCAAGGTTGGCCAGCGCCAAGTGGAGCTGCCGGTCAACCAAGCGGCCGTTCTCTCCAAGGCAGTGAAAAACCTCACCCCGGCCGAGCAGGCCAAGTTTAAGGCAAACACGGCCAAGACCTTTGTCGAGAATCTGACCGCTTTACCCAGCAAGCAGGAGTTTGGTGCGGCAGCTCTTGCCGGTTCTGCCAAGAAGGGTTGGTACGAGGGCAGCACCCAGGCCATCGTCAACGTGTTCGGACCTGATGCAAGCCGGTTTGCTGCGCTGCTTTCGGCCACCAGCCCACAGACCAGCGTTGAATCTAACCTGTACAACGCGCTGCAGATTTGGAAAAACTGGACCGCTGCTGGCAGGCCGGTAGATCGAGACTCAATTGTCCGTGTTATGGGCGAATCGGTCCAGGGCGGCAAGGGCGAAGAGTCCGTTTTAGATGCCTGGATAAATAATAGTGTGCGGGCACTTTCAGCTGAAGACCCAAGCTCTGTAATGTTGTCTGGTCCGAAGGTTGACAGCTTTATGCGCAACCTGCAGGGCAATGTCAATGAAGTAACAAACGATGCTTGGATGGCCTCTTTTGCCTTGGTCGATCAAAAGATTTTTAGCGGCAGCCTAACCAAGACCGATCCCGGCAAGGGGCCTGGCTACCTGGCCATGAATGCACGGGTGCGTGAGACCGCAGATTATCTTACCAATCTGACCGGGGAAGCCTGGACTCCAGCCGAGGTGCAGGAGACGATTTGGTCTTGGGCGAAGACGCTTTATGAAACCGCAGGATCAGCAGGTGAGACGCGTTCAGCAGTACAATTAATTCGTGATGACGCGATTACAAACGAACTGATTGCATCGACCCCTGACTTTAGGACACTTTTCTATGATCAAAGATTCCAGCCAATCCTCGAGCAAGCCGGTTATGGAGACCAGCTCGCAAAACTCAGAGCAGCTACTGCAGGAGCTGATGGCAGCGCAGGAAGTAAAAAACCCAGAGCTGGCAGCAAAGCAGGCGCGATTGATCCAGAGGCTCAGAGAAAACTCAATGAGCGAAATGCCAAGCGCCTAGACAAGCTACGCAAGCAACGAGAGGAGGCATCCGCTCAAAAATCCGCTGCCCAGACACCGCTCGGAGGGAATAAGTGATGGCCATTAAAGCCCTAGAGTCTAGGCTTGACGATATTACTGCGGCAATCTCCCCGGAGCCAGAGCTGCCCATCGAGCAGGAGGCCGTGCAGGAGCCGGTGCCGGTCCCGGAGCTGCAGCCTGCAGACATGGAGCCAGTAGAGGTTGCCGGCATTGTGACGGGCCTTAGAGGCCTGCTCAAGGGTGGGGCCAAGATGAAGGATGCCCCGTCCCCAGAGGTGCAAATGCCGCAGGTCATCAAGCCTGCTGAACCCATTGCACCACCACCCCCCGTTACTGCACCCACGCC